CTGCCAGGGCTTCGCATCGAAACCATCCTCGATGCCATCGGCTGGCCAGACAATCTGCGCGACATCGACGAAGGCACCACCTACCTCGCCGCACAGGACGCCACCAAGACGCCGCTGGACATGCTGCAAGAAGCAGCAGCTGCAGACGCAGGCGTCATCTACGTCGACGACGACGGCACTGTCATCTTCGCCGACCGTGACGCCACCATCTCTGACGATCGCTCGATCACAGTGCAGTCGACCTACGACACCACCGACGCTGCCGGCAAAAAGTTCGTCGGCACCTCGATTGTCTATGACGACTCGCTGATCTACAACATCGTCAAGATCGACCGCAAAGTTACGAACGCAGTCACCGGCGAGGAACTCACCGGCACCACCGTCATCGTCTCAAACGCTGAATCGATCTCTCTCTATGGCGCACGCACTCTTGCCATCGAGGTGCCGATTGTTTCCGACGTTGGCGGCAATGCCGCCTACGGACAGACACAAGCACAGAACCTCGCCCTGTTCCTGGCTTCGCAGTATGCGAACCCTGAGCTGCGACCAGAAGAGATTCGGTTTGCACCCCAGGGCAATCCGTCGACGCTGTATCCCGATCTGCTCTCACGCAAGATTCGTGATCGTGTGGCGGTGAAGTTCGCAGTGCCTGGCGGCGGCTCGGCTGTGCAGCGCGACTGCTTTGTTGAATCAATCGGTCACACAATCACGCCCGGCAACTGGAGCACCACGCTCGGCCTCTCGAGCGCCACGTTCTACACCGGCTTTTTCATTCTCGACAACGCAACCCTCGGCGTCTTGGATCAAAACAAGCTCGCCTACTAGCAGGAGATCACCGCAATGGGTTCTGGCTACAAAGTCTTCACATCAGGCGCTGTGCTTACCGCCAGCGATCTCAACAACTACTGCCAAGAGCAGACGGTGATGTATTTCGCCAACACGACTGCACGCGACACCGCCATCACTGCCCCCGAAGACGGCATGGTTGCCTACGTCGGAAGCAACGATGCCAACGAGGGTCTCTACACCTACAACGGCACCGCTTGGCGCAAGGGTCCAGGCTGGAATGCGCCGTGGGGTCACGTCACCGAAGTCGTTCTCGGCACTAGTGCGGCTTACGCCTTCAACACTCTCGGCTTCCCATCAACGCTTTCTTGGACTGGCACGCCTGTCGCAAATCGCCTTTATCGCGCGCGCGTCAACTTTTACTGGGTGGGCAGCGCAGTTGGGACTCTGGAGTTTGGTATTGGTAACGGCTCAACGATCACAAGGTCCTATCAGCAATACATGCCAGCCAACACGGCCCCCATGTGCAACATGCAAGAAGTGACTTTTACTACGACTGGTAGCTCGATGACTCGAGGGCTTGGAGTCAAAATGATCTCTGGCAGTGGGACGGTCACAGTCAACGTCGGTTCGAGTCTGATCATCGAAGACATGGGCCCTGCCGGCGCACCTGCCTAAGTAATACCCCCAACTTCACGGACACTAGGAGACCCTCATGGGTTCTGGTTACAAACCATTCACAGCTGCATCGGTGCTCACGTCGGCAGACATGAACAACTACCTGATGGAGCAGTCGGTCATGTTTTTTGCGACGACCGCTGCACGCGATGCAGCGATCACTGCGCCCGAAGACGGCATGGTTGCCTACATCGGCAGCAACGACGCCAACGAGGGCCTCTACACCTACAACGGCACAACATGGCGCAAAGGTCCAGGGTGGAATGCTCCGTGGGGTGTGCAGTTGTACGCCGTGGACACAGTTTCTACGCGCGATTTCACAACATCAGCGACAATTCCCAACATCACCGGGTCTGTCTCTGTGGTGAATGGAAGGTACTACCGCTGCTTGTTTTCTTGTCGTTTTTTGAATACAACCCTGAATGCGGGTAACAGTTTCAACATGCGCGCAGGGGGGGCAAGTGTTGCTTCAGGCATTGCACAGAACCCGTCAACTTTCGGTGATCAAAGCATCACAGTCTTTGGGGTTTTTAGGGCTACGTCAACAACAACCTTGACGTTTGATGTGACCGCTGCTGCTTCTACTGGAACGCTCAGAATCTACGGCGGCAATTCCCCCACTGTTTTCACGGTTGAAGACATCGGCCCATACGGCGCACCGGTCTAATGGGCTACTACCTGCTCGACAATCCACCAGCCTCGCCGCAGTTCTATCCCTCAAGGAACACAACGCCGACCTATGCGATCGGCGTGCACACCTCTGAGGGTCCGACCGGACCAGGAACGGCACGCAACCTCGCCGGCTTCATTGCTCGACGCAGCGATCCCGGCTCCTATGCCTGCATCGTCGACAGTGAAGAAACGGTCGTGCTGGTCCCGCCGGACTACACCACCTTCAGCGTCGCCGCCTCTGGCTACAACTCGCGCACCTGGCACATCTGTCTCGCTGGTCGCAGTGCTGATCTCAGCCCCGACGATGCCAACACTCAAGCAATGATTGCTCGAGCAGGCGAAGCCATCCGTGCGCTGTGGACGTTCCTCGGGATTGATGTCGCAGCCAACGCTGAATGGATCGGCACCGACGCACTCAATCGTCCCGGTCTGTTCTGCCACGGCGATGTCCAACCTTGGGATCGCTCAGACGCATGGTCACGCCATCCCGATCGTGCAGCTCTCGATCAGCTTCTTGTTGAAGCGATCGTCAGCCAACCAACTCCAAGTCCTGAGGAGGACGACGTGAAAGACGCTCTCATTCGTGACCCCCGTGATGGTGCGGTCTATCGAATCACCCAGCCAGGCAACATTGCCGTGCACCTTGACGCTGCGGCGTATGCCTCAGCAGTGCAGGCTGGCATCACAATGATCGGCGACGTTGACCCTGCAATCCTCGGCAACTTCGGTCTGGTGCCTTCGATCAACGCTTCCAAGAAGTAACTCGCCATGCTCGCCCAAGCCTCGACGGCCATCAGCGACGGTCCCGGCTTCGGCGCTGCCGAGTGGGTCGCAATCCTCACCGGCATCACACTGGTGCTCGGAGCCATCACCACTCTCGTCGTGCAGATCGTGAAGCTGCGCACCGAGAACCGTGACCAGCACGACCAGAACGCGCGCGCCAACGCTGAACGCTTCGACGAGTTGATCGGCGACGTGAAGCAGATCGGCGGCGATGTTCGTGCCGTCGACGCCAAGGTCGACGCACGCTTCGACGCTGTCACCGACGAGCTGCACCGCCATGAGGCTGTGCATCATCGCGGCAAGCGTCGCTGGTAGTTCTTTCCCTCAACAGACGGGCGACTGCATGTCTGATTCAACGCGCACGCACCTAGTCATTCCTGACACACAAGCCAAGCCAGGAGTCCCGACCAGCCACCTTGAGTGGATCGGTGCCTACATCATTGAGCGCAAGCCCGACGTGATCGTGCACCTTGGCGACCATGCAGACATGCCAAGCCTGTCCAGTTACGACATCGGCAAGCGATCCTTTGAAGGTCGCCGCTACAACGATGACATCGAAGCAGCCAACGAAGCCTTCGACATTCTGTGCGCACCGCTTGAGCGCTTTAACGATCACCAGCGCCGAGTCAAGGACAAGCTCTACAAGCCCGAATTGCATCTGACGCTCGGCAACCATGAGGACCGCATCAACCGGGCGACCAACGATGACCCCAAGCTGCACGGCCTCATCTCCACCGACGATCTCAACTACGAAGCGCACGGCTGGAAGGTGCATCGCTACCTCGAGCCAGTGTTCATCGATGGTGTCGGCTACTGCCATGTCTATGTCCAGCCGATGAGTGGCCGCCCATTGGGCGGCGCAGCGGCAGGTCGACTCAAGCAGATCGGCCACACCTTCACAATGGGCCACCAGCAGACACTCGACTACGCCATTCGTTTCGTCGCCGGTCGAAGCCATCACGGACTCATCGCCGGCGCTTGCTATCTGCACGACGAGGACTACAAGGGCCCGCAGGGCAACGCTCACTGGCGTGGCCTCATCGTCAAGCACCAGGTCGAAGACGGCAGCTACGACCCCATGTTCGTCAGCCTTGACTATCTGTGCCGCCGCTACGAAGGCGTCAGCCTCGCCAAGTTCACCTCTCACATCTACTGACCACCGCCTGCAGGGAGGCAATCGTGGACACTCAACCGAGACCACTCTGGGACTCAGTCACCGCCGAAGCCGATCGCCTGGTGCACGGCAATCGCGGTGCTCTCTACAACCATCCCAGCATCGACTACGGCCGCACCGCCGAGATCTTTGAAGCGATCACTGGCGTCACTCTCAGTGTGCCTGAGGCAGTCGCTTTCATGTTGAGCGTCAAGCTCTCACGCATCGGCAACGCACTTGATCAGCAGTTCACCGCCGACATGGTGCGTGACTCGATCGTCGACCTCGCCGGCTACGCCGACTGTCTCTACGCCGTCTGGTCAGACGCCAGCGACGAAGCAATGGATGAGTCTCTGGTTGCTTTCCTCGACGAACTCGAAGATGAGTGAGCAGGTCTGGTCGTGGCTGATACTCGCCTGCGATCTGGCTGGCCTCGGCGTCTACGCGCTCGTCATCGAGCGTCGCATCTGGTGGGGCTGGTGCCTGACCGCATCACTGACCGGCGTGCCTTTTCTCGCCTACTCAACGCTCGGACCTCAACCGCTGCCCGCCTTCACCGTCCTCGCCTGCGTGTGGATGGTCGTGCACCTTCGCAACGCCTACCTCTGGAAGCGTGAGTCGTGACCTGCATCGTCGGCCTCGAGCATGACGGCACCGTCATCATCGGCGGCGACGCCGCTGCAGTCGAAGACACACGCATCACTCGCTACACCGAGCCGAAAGTGTTCACCGTTGGTGAGTATCTGATCGGCTACTGCGACTCGTTCCGCATGGGCCAGCTGCTGCAGTACCGACTCAAGGTGCCGAAGCAAATGGTCGACGACGACATGAGCCACATGTGCACCGTCTTCGTCGACGCCTGCCGCAAGCTCTTCCACCAGGGAGGCTTTGCCAAGAGCAGCGACAACGAAGACAGCGGGGGAGTGTTCCTGGTCGGCTATCGGGGCGCTCTCTACTGCATCGACGAGGATTACCACGTCGGCAGATCAATGCTCGGTTACGAAGCCATCGGCTGCGGCGATCACCTAGCGCTCGGCTCACTGGCCTCAACTCAAGGCGACCCAG